AAAAGGGTAAAGTTAAGAAGTCTGTAGAAGATATTCTAAAATCTAAATACGAATAAGGATAACCCATGCATTGGAGTGAATTAAACTTACCTGTCTCCATGCAGGGGAAATCTGCAGAGCTTAAAAAGATATTTATTACAGCTGCTAATAATAATTTTATAAAAACTCAAGATATTAGTTCAGCATTATTTGCGGGTACAAAAGCAGTAAGTATTGCTGAACTTAAAAATGCTCCTAAGAAAGTAAAAGCTCCTAAAGTACCTTCTCATGTGCAAGCTATCAGAGACTTGAGTGCTGGATCTTTTGACTTAGCAAAAGCAAATGATACTTTAGATATTAATCCAACTAGATCTATTACGAGTGCCAATTTTAATTCAGATGGACAATTAATCCTATTATTTAATGATGGGCATAAGATTGTAACCGCACAGTCTGGATTTAAAGAATATATCGAACAGCATATTACTGTTGCTCCAAATACTCAAATAATATCATCTGATGATAGTATATTAATTGATCAAGAAAATCAAGTATTCGATTTAATTACTGGTCCAGTAATCAATACATTAGATCATTTGGATTTTAATCAAGCTACCACATCTGCTGGCGCTGTTGCTAGACTAAGATGGAATGATGTAGACGGTACTCTGGAGTTTGGTTTAAAGGGTGGGAATGTAACCTTACAGATTGGTCAAGAGCAAGTTGTTCATATTTTAAATAATACTACAGCTGCTTTTACAGATCTTCAAGTTCTTAGAATTACAGGGGCTTCTGGTCAGAGAATGACAGGAGCTTTGGCACAGGCTAATAGCGAATTAAATTCAGCTTCTACATTTGCTGTGGTAACTGAACCTATTGCTAAAAACCAAACTGGATTTGCAACTATTAATGGTTTAGTTAGGGATGTAAATACTTCAGCATTCAACGAAGGTGATATTCTCTATTTATCTCCTACTGTAGCAGGTGGCATTACTAATATTAAACCTTCAGCACCTAGTCATCTTGTACAAGTTGGTTGGTGTGTTAGAAAGAATGCAAATAATGGTATTATCTATGTTAACGTACAAAATGGTTATGAACTAGAAGAAATCCATAATGTAAAAATAAATGGCATTGCAAATGGTCATGTTTTAACTTGGAATTCTACAACTTCATTATGGGAAAATAAACCGCCTACTGGTAGTACATCAAATACTCTTACTCATTTTGTAAAGATAAATACAGTAGCAAATACCGCATACGTTATCGAACATAATCTTGGTTTAGTTGATAAAGATGCGTTTACTATAAATACTATGCTTTCTGGCTCTCAAGTCCAAACAGCTGTTTCTTCTATAGATACTAACTCGATTTCAGTTACTACTTCAGTAAATACCACAGATCTTGCTATTACTATCATAGGAGTTAAATCATGAGTTATCGCTTACTAACCCCTATCCAGATACCAGATATAGCAGATGACGGTATTATTCCTCCAGAAGGATTTACTAAATTATATACTCATAATGGAAAACTAATAATCAAATTCCATGATGGTAGTATTAAAGAATTGGATTCAGTCGGTACTTTAGGCCAACGCGATGTAATTATTTCCCAAGATGATCCAGATGTTAATCAGGGTGTAAACGGAGATATTTGGATAAAGTACTAAGATCATGAAGCTAATTAAGATTGATGATTACTGGTCAACCTCAACGCCATCTATAAAAATTAACTCAACATGGGTTCCTGCAACCGATGTATACATTAAAAAAGATGGCGTTTGGGTAAAGACCTATGATGCTGGTATTAGAAACTGGCATGAGTATTTTTATAGATTTACGGGTGATATTTTAACTTGGTATGACTATTTCTTCGAATTAGGCTTCAAGTAATGAAAATTACACTTGATTTTTTAGTAAAAATGTGATATAATTATGTTTATATGTCAATATAAGAGGTGCTTATGCAAACAGTAAATAAAGCTAAGAGCTATAAAGTCACCGAAGCTATGAAGAATAACGCTAGACGAGGTTTAGCATTAAGAGAAAAATGGAATCGTGGTGGACTGAGTAATTCGGAAGCCAGCGATCAAGGTGTAGGCTCTGGAGTACAGAGAGCTTCTGACATTATCTCAGGTTCTTTAAGCCTTGAGAGTGTCAAAAGAATGCATGCTTTTTTTAGCAGACATGAAAAGAATTACAAACCAAAAGAGAAGGCTCCAGACGGTGGACCAAAAGCGGGTGAAATCGCATGGTTACTATGGGGTGGTTCTGCTGGTAGAGCATGGGCTAGAAGTATTTTAAGACAAGAAGATATCTTAAAGTCATATGTTAAAGAAATTACAGATGAAGAGTTAAACTCTGAAGACAGTATTATAGGTGAGAAATTACCAATTACAAAAGCTGTTGATGAAGAATTAAAACAAGCTACTTTTATCGTAATGGTCCCTGACGAGGTAGATGCTCATGGTGATACCACCACAGAAGCTGAAGTTCGCAAAGCCTGTCATAACTTTAATAAATATTCCATGAAAGCTAATCTGTTTCACTTGGTTGAAACAAATACTTTTGAGTTTTGTGAAAGTTATTGCTGCCCTACTGATTTTGTCCTTGGTGATAAATTCGTTAAGAAAGGTACATGGTTAGCCACTGTACAGTCTCTTGATGATGATCTATGGGAATTAATTAAATCAGGCGATATTAACGGTTTAAGTATTGGTGCATTAGCATCAGTCGAAACAATTGAAGAGGAAGAATAATGGCAACACAACGTAAAGCAAAGCGTAAGCTTTCTGATATTAGCTTTGAAAAAGAAGGCGCTCACGTAGCCCTTACAGCTAAATCACAGGGTGGTCCTGCTAATAACCATGATTACGCGCTCGTATTAAAAGCTAATAACTTTAGCGAAGAGTTCGTTCAGAAAATGCAACAAGTCCGTGTAACTATGGAACTGCCAGATTTTCTACGCAAGTTCTTTTCAGTTTATTATGAAGATGCTGAAGTTCTAGCTCGTATGATGGGCTACGAAAAACCAGAAGCAACTGATGAAGTTAAAACTGCAGACTATGAAGATTATATTCAATCTAAATTAGAAGCTTTTGAGATTTTAAAGTCAGCTAATGAATCTGAAAGCCTAGCAGAAGTACTATCTGGCTTAGATGAAACAGAATATCTAGCTATGCTAACCGATCAAGAATTGATTGAAAAAGCATTGGCTAACGTAGAGAAATCTACAACAGAATCCGCACCATCTGCTCCTGCAGAAGGTACTGATACCTCACCCGCATGCGAGGTTATTAAAGAAGAGGTATCTGCCTCTGTTAACAAAGAAGAATTGGAGAAATCTAAGATGGATGAAGATGTAAAAGTCGAAACAGTCGAGAAAGCTCAATTTGAACTAATCCAGAAAGCTTTTGACGAGCAAAAGGTTGAGTTACAAAAAGCACTAGACGCAATTGCATTATTTGAAGCTGAGAAAAAAGAAGCTATCAATAAGGCAAAAACTGAACAAGTTAAAGCTATCGTGAAAGACGAAAGCAAAGTAGAAGCAATCGCAAAGGCTGCTCTATCATTAGAATCTGAAGATGATTTTACAGCATTCTTAGCTGCTATGCAAGCTATGATGACTACTGTTGAAACATCTGAGATGTTTGTTGAAAAGGGTGCTTCAACTACTGAAGAACCTACAATTCAAGAATCTGCTGTGGCGAAATTGCTAAAAGCCAAGCAAGCTACTAAGTAATTTAAATTAAAGGAAAATTAAAATGGCAAATCCATTCGCAACAGAAGCTAAACGTCTATCAAACGTAGTTAAGCAAGAATTATGGTCAGAATCTGGTTATACACGTTTAGTGGTAACCGTAAACGAAGCTGCCGCTAAGTCATACGTACCCGGTACAGTTCTCGGTAAAGTAACCGATGGTGGTAAGTACAAAATTTGTGTACAAACTGCTACTGACGGTTCAGAAGTCGCTGACGCTATCGTTATCGGTGAACAAACAATTGCTGCTACTACTGACACCAAGGTACTCGTCCTTATCAAAGGTCCAGCTATCGTATCAAAGGCTGGTTTAGTATTAGATGCAACTCATAATACTGATGCTGAAAAAGCTGCGATTTACGCTGCTCTCGAAGCTAAGGGTATTAATTGCAACGATGCAATCTAATCTAAATTTCAATAAATAATAAGGAATATATAACATGCAAGTACGCAGTTTTGAAAAACCATTTGAGTTAGTTGACTACACACAAGAACTTCTATTAGTTCCTAATAAGTGGGGTCTAATCAACGAATTAGGCATCTTCTCTAACGAGTCAGTTGCTCAACACTCAGTAACCGTTGAGTCAGCTCAAGGTACTCTCGGCTTAGTAACCGACCAAGTTCGTGGCGCACGTAACACAGTTAACTCTGATGACACTCGCGCATTACGTTCTTTCCCAATCCCTCACTTCCCACTTGATGACGCTATCAAGCCAGAAGATGTACAAGGTAAACGCGCTTACGGTAATGCAGACGCTGCTGAAACCGAAGCTGCTGTTACAGCACGTAAGTTAGAGCGCATCCGTTCTAGCCACGCTATCACTCTTGAAGCTGCTCGTGCATATGCTTTAACCACTGGTGCTATCTACGCTCCAAACGGTACAGTATCTGGTAACTTCTTCACCGATTTCGGCGTTACACAAAAGTCTATCGACTTCGTATTAGGTACTACAACTACCGACTTACTCGCCAAGTCTGAAGAAGGTATTGCTCACATTCAAGACAACATCTTAACTGGTGAAGTCGTAAATGAAGTAATCGTTCTTTGCTCACCAGCATTCTTCGCTAAGTTAATCGCTCACGCTACTGTTAAAGAAGCTTACAAGTATTACACTAGCACACAAGAGCCATTACGTAACCGTTTAGGTTCTGGTTTATATCGCCGTTTCGTACACGGTGGCGTAACATACATTGAATACCGTGGTTCATTCAACGGTACAGCCCTCATCCCTGCTGGCGAAGGCGTAATGTTACCAACAGGTACAGTTGATATGTTCAAGACATACTTCTCACCTGCTAACCGTTTCAGCCACGTAAACACTCTCGGTGAAGAAGCCTACGCTTTCACTTACCGTGATCCAAAAGACGTTGAGATCCAGATCCAAACTGAATCTAACTTCTTGAACTTAATTCGCCGCCCTGCTGCTGTGGTTAAGGTCACAACTTCTAACTAATCATTAGATAAGATTGCCTCCTTAGGGAGGCTTTCTAATGTAGAATCTTAGCAATAGGATTCTATGTTAGGAATTTAATAAAGGAATAAATATGACAGTTGCAAATCTTAGAATCGAATTAGGCGACACTGATACTGCACTGCCTGTTATGTCCGATTCAGAATATCAGTACTTTTTAGACAAAAACTCAGGTTCACTTCGCAGAGCAGCTATGGATGCTGCAAAATCAATTATTTTTAAATTGTCAATGCGTACCGATGAAACTGTTGATATCTTCTCAATCAAAGGTTCAAGCGCATCCAAGAGTTACATGCAAGCTCTCAAGATGTATATCTCTAATCCAGATATGAATCCTGTTTATAATAACGCTATGCCTTACGCTGGTGGTATTAGTTTATCCGATATGAATGCTAATAATGCAAATTCGGATAATAACATTGTTGTAAACCCTTCTGAGACACAAAGTACTTTACCAAATAACTTTTTTGAGGTATAATAATGTCTAATGCATTCTTAGCCTCAACAAAGAAATTAATAGCCTTACATGGCGAGTCAATGAGTTACATTGCTGTAGCCGAGGGCGCTTATAATATTGAATCTGGATCTATTTCAAATACAGAAACAACATATACTGTTACAATGTATAAGAAGCATATTAGTGCAAATCAATATAGTTATCCAAATCTTATTGGTAAAACAGCTGCTATCTTTTATTTAGCAAATGACAATCTTTCATTTACTCCAGCTGTTAGAGATAAGATTACTTTATCTGGTGAAACTTTCACGATTGATTCACTAGTTGAACACCGAGCTAAGGGTCAATTAGTATTATATCGATTAGTTGCAATAAAAGGCTAACTATGAGAATATCATGCAATACAGATGCTCTATTAAAGCAATTGCAAGAATTCCATAAAGATGCTGTAAAGCGCATGGAGAATATGGTTGAAATATTCAGCTATAAAATCGCATGGCAAGCAATTGAAAATACACCATATGGTAATAGTGCTGATTATATAAAATTATATAATGCCCCTAGTCGTTTAAAGTATATGCAACCTCTTGAAGGTTCTGCTAAAGGTGGTTGGGGTATCTGGATGAATAAATACTCCAGAGAAATGGTTCCGTTAAGAGCTGATAGTGAAAACGCAACTAATACTAAAAGTTTTGCCGAACATGATTCTAAGCAATATAAATTAGGTGATACAGTATACGTTGTAAACAGCGTACCTTATGTATCTACCGATGGTTGGTCATATTCTAATTATAAAAATGGCGATCCAGTTAGATCATTGGAAAGCGGTGCATCTGATCAAGCACCTAATGGTATTATGCAACCTACATTAGATTCTATTTTAGGTATTTACCAATTACAATTAAATGAATTTTATAAGGCGACATAATGGCAATCATTGAAGTTAAAAGAGCAGCTGAAAGACACCTTTCTACGCTAACGCCGAATATAGCAACAGGATATGAAGGGGTAACCTTTACACCACCTGTTGGCTTATATCAAAGAGTTCAGTTCAATATACAAACACCAGACGATCCTGTTTTAGGAACTGGTTTTTATCGTGAACGAATCACCATGCAAGTATTTATTGCGGGTGCATTAAACAAGGGAACAGCTGAAGTTATAGCTCGTGCCGAATTAGTCAGAAATCATTTCAACAAGGGTTTGACTCTTCTAGAAAACAATATTAGAATTCATGTCTTGCGTACTCCGCAAATCGCAGGAACCAGTGTTGCGTCTGACAGGCTTGTGTGTCCTGTAATAATTGAATTAGTAGCTGAAGTTTATTCAGCCTAATTAAATGGTTGCTGATTACCTGAATCAGACATTTTGCAAAATGTAAATTAAATAAGGAAAATAACATGACAATTTCAAAAGGTACAGCCAAACAAGTTGGCTACAAAAAAGAAACAACTTTCGGTACAATTGCTGGCAATACCTCTGGTAAATTGCTTCGTAGAGTTACTGCTAACTTCAATTTGATGAAAGAAACTTATGAATCAAACGAGATTCGTACAGATCGTCAAGTAGCTGATTTCCGTCACGGTGTACGCAGTGCTGAAGGTTCTTTAAATGGTGAATTATCTCCTGCAACTTATGCAGATTTCATGGGTTCAGTAGTAGCTCGTGACTTCACTACAGCTCCTACCGTATCTAGCCTTTCAGTAACTATTGCTGAAGATGGTTCATTATACACAATCACTCGTGGTACTGGTTCATTCTTAAGCGATGGTTTCTTAGTCGGTATGATTATCCGTTTAAGCGGTGCTGGTCTTGATGTAGAAAACGTTGGTAAGAACCTCTTAATCGCTTCTATCACAGCTACTGTATTAACAGTTTCTGTAGTTAACGGTACATTATTAGCTGAAGAAGGTCCAATCGCTTCTGTAACAGCTACTGCTACTGGTAAAGTAACTTACGTTCCTTCAACTGGTCACACTGATCAATCTTATACTGTTGAAGAATGGTATTCTGACATTGCTCAATCAGAAGTTTACACTGGTATGAAAGTTAACAGCGTTGCTGTTCAATTACCAGCTACTGGTTTAAGCACAATCGATATCGGCTTTGCTGGTAAAGACTTAACTCAAACAGGTACTTCACAATACTTCAGCTCACCAACTGCACAAAATACAAACGGTATTTTCGCTGCTGTTAACGGTGTGATGTTAGTTCAAGGTCAACCAGTTGCTCTCGTAACCTCTGCCGATTTCACAATCGAACGTGCTACTGAGAATGCTACTGCTGTTGGTTCTAACTCTGTTGCTGATATTTTCACAGGTCGTGTACGTGTTACTGGTAACTTAAGCGTTTACTTCCAAGACGCTACATTCCGTAACTACTTCAAAGATGAAACCGTTGTTAGCTTAGTAATGGCAATGACTACAAGTACTGCAGCTAATGCTGACTTCGTAACATTCACAATTCCTAAAGTTAAATTAGGTAGCTTCAGTAAGGATGACCAAGAGTTAGGTTTAGTTGCTTCTACAAGCTTCCAAGCTCTCTTAAATGATGTAACTACTGCTGGCTTACCAGCAACTACAATTCAAATCCAAGATTCAGCTGTAGCTTAATTTTGATAGAACCCCTTGGTGAAAGCCTTGGGGTTTTTCTTTTGTATATTAGCAATAACATCTTGCTTTTTCTAAGATTTTATGATATAATTGTATTTGTATAGCGGGATAATACCCATTTATTAACATAGTGAAAGGAACTATATGTCATTTGACCTAAACAAGAACAATTTTGCCGATGCTGCTGAAGCAGGTTTCGAGTTCGAACTACTCTTACCCGGTACACAGGAGCCAACAGGCGCATTCATCACTGTACGTGGTGATCAATCTAAGACCGTAAAAGCATACGCTCGTAAAAAATACGCTGAGTTCAAACTACGTGAACAACAAGCTAAACGCCGTGGTAAAGACGTAGATGACATGACCATCGAAGAAGCTGAAGAGCTATCAATCGAAGCTGCTGTAGTGCGTGTAATCGGTTGGAAAGGTATCTCAGAAGGTAAGACAGATATTGCTTTCAGTAAAGAAAATGCAGAACGTATCTTCAAAGAACATCCTTGGATTAAAGATGCTGTAATGGAAGAAGCAAGTCAACTCTTGAACTTTCGTCCAAAGTGAACTAGACCAAGCTGTTGAGTATGCTAAACAAGAATTCGCCTTTGGTCAAAGATCATCTGGCGGTTCTTTAAAAGAGCAACTGCATAATGTTTGGAGACAAACAGGTAAGAAACCAAAAGAGTTGGAAGACATGGTTGAGTTACCTGAAAGTTGCTACTCTGTTTGGAAATGGTTCTTAGATCTTCACAATGCCAGATCCAGTAATGGGTTTGGTGTAAATCCTATAAGTTATACTGAAATTAAATCTTATTTTGATTTGATTGAAATTAAACCAGAGGATTGGGAGCTAGAGCTATTAAAGAAGTTAGATGCATCTGCATTAGCTGCATTTGCAAAACATGCTGAAACAGAGAAACAAAAACAGCAAAAGAAATAAAGATTGCCTCCTTAGTGGAGGCTTTCTTATGTGGATTTATATAAGTCTATATAAGAAAGATTATATCTAGTATATAAATATTGTCCATAACTAGGAGAACCATATGGATTTAGCAGAACTAAGATTTAAGGTTGATACAAAACAACTAGAAGATGCTGCTGTAAAACTTGAAGCGTTAGGTAATGCTGTTCAGAAACTAAACAAACCAATGGCAGACAATGCAACAGCTACTGCCAAAGTTGTTAAGGAACAAGCTAAGGCTGAGGAAGCTGCTGTTAAAGCCGCTGCCGCTGCTGAGAAATTACAAAAGGCTCAAGATAAAAGTACCGAGTCTACTAAAAAATCAATAAGTGTATTAGAAAAGCAGAACTTAATCCTTGAGTATATGGCTCAGGGTAATTCTCGCGGTCAAGCTTCTATCATGGCTACTTATAAAGCAGCTGGTGCATTAGATAGCCAAATGCTTGAGCTAAACAATACATTAAAAACACAACGTACTTTAATCGGTGGTGATCCATTCGATAAGAGTATCGGTTTGATGCAAAAGCTTCAGAATGAGTATAAAACAACTTCAGAAGTAACTGCATTATTTAACCGTAATTTAGGTCTTACTGAAAAGCAAATGACAGATATCGCTCGTGAGAAAGAGCGTCTAATTGCTTTATATAAGATTGAAAATAAAGATATAAAAGGTCTTTCAGCTGAGTATGAAAATCTAATTAGACAAAGTGTTGAAATCAATAACCAAAATGATATTCGCACTAGTTCTATGAAGAACCAGATGAAAGCAATTACTGATACAACAAAAGCTAATGAATACTTAGCTAAAGAATTGTATAGAGTAGATAGTGCTTTAAAAGCAGAAAATCAGACATTATCTTCTGGTACTAATAACGCTCTGCTTCGCTTTGAAAAGGCTTTACAGTCTTCTGGTATGACTGCTGCTGATCAAACAGTTAAGTTAGAAGCGTATCGTCAGAAATTATTACAATTACAAAAAGCTAGTGGTAATCGTCAAGTTGATTACTTGTCTCGTGCTTTAGGTCCACAACTTACTGACATTGGTGTTGGTCTTGCTACAGGTCAAAATCCATTAACAGTTATGATGCAACAAGGTGGTCAATTACGTGATCAATTTGCTTTAGCAGGTGTTGCTGGTAAAGACATGGGTAAAATGCTAGAAGCATCCGCAAAGAGCATGGTATCTAGCATTAAAGATGTAACTGTTGCTGTTGGTGGATTAGTTGTTTCTGTATTAACTAAACCATTTACAATGCCTTTCAAAAGAATGGAAGAAGTAAATGCTATTACTGAAAAACTTAATGATGGGTCTATTTCTCAATTAAGATCAAACAGACTTATTGAAGTTGCAAATGGACGGTTAGCTCAATCTTATATGATGGTTGGTGCAACTGCCACTGCAGCATTTGGTATTTCTTTAATTGTGGCAATTAAAGAAGTCATTGATCAGGAGCGCGAATTAAATAAAGCTGTTAATCTAACTGCTGCTAATATGGGATTAACTCAGAATAGTGCTTTAGAGTTATCAAATAAATTAGGTTCAAGTAAAGGTAATATCGGTTCATATGTAAATGCAATTACTGACATTGGTAAAGCAGGTGGAGTTGCTTCTAAAGATTTAGAAACAGTAGCTAAAACAATTGTTCAAGTAAATAAAGTTACTGGTATTTCTACAACAGAATTAGCTAGTAATTTTAATAAAATTTACGAAAAACCAACTGAAGCACTTATCAAATACGCTAAAGAATTAGGCACAATTGAGGTTAGTTTATTACGACAAGTTCATGCTTATGAATTAGCAGGTAATCAAGCTGCTGCTGCTACATTAGCTACGAATGCATACTCAAAAGCATTAAAAGAATCAGCCGATAGAATCACAAAGGATATGGGATACTTAGAGAAATTCTTTTACGGTATTGGTAGTGCCGCTAAATGGATGTGGGATAAGATTCTTAACATTGGTCGAAAAGGTACTCTTGATGAGCAACTTAATTCTGCTATCGAAAAAATGAAAGAGCTTCAAGCAGCTGGAGGTACAAACGTTGGTCGTAAAGATCGAATGGTTTCTGCTCAAGCTGCTGTAATTGAAGGTATTCTAAAAGAAATAGAAGCTGATAAAGAACTAGGTAAGCAAAAAGCTAAAAATGCAGATGACGCAACTAAATTTGATAAACAAATTAAAGATGCAAAAGGTGCAACTGCTACTTCTCCTAAAGATATAGAATTAGAAGCATTGAAGAAAAAATACTCAGATCAAACTAAATTAGTTGATTCTGAATTCTCTAAAGAGCAAGCATTAAATAAGTCTAACTATGAATTAGGCTTGACTAAGACAGGTCAGTATCTCTCAGAAGAGTTACGATTAATTGAAGAGCAAAACGCTGCCAAAATAGAATTAAACGACAAGTACTTTGTTGATTTAAAAATGGCAAGGGATGCTCAACTCAAGAAAGTGAACGCTGAGTTTGACCGCGCTGCTGGTCACGCTAAAACTCCAGAGGATGCTGCTGCTTTAGATAAGCAACGTAAAGCTAGTATCGAGTCTGTAACAGCTGCTTACGCTAATCTAACGGATGGTGTTCGTGCTAATAACGAAGTCTTGAATGATAAGGCTGTAGAATCAAGTGCTAAAGCAATGGAGCGTTTAGGTGCAATCACCAAAACATCTTTTGAAGCTATCAGTTCTGGTGCTAATATCGGTACTATGTTTGATGGTGCATTAGCTGGCGCAGGTAGATTCATCACAGCGATTGAAGATATCGGTAAAACTCAAGAACGTACAGCTGCTGCTTATGCTGCAAACTTACAATTAAATTCCGCTGATACTGAAAAGTTCGGTGAATTACAAAAACGTATCGCTACAGTTTCTGCTTATGAAACAATCCATTCTTATGGGTCAATGGCTGGTGCGTTAAAAGGTTATGCCAAAGAAGGTAGTAAAACTTATAAAGCTTTAGCGAATGCTGAGAAGGTATTCAGAGCTTTTGAATTAGGTTTAGCTATCAAAACTATGATTGAAAAGACAGGATTATTAACTGCTTTTACTGCCGCAAAACTTACTTCTGATAAAGTTCAAGATGCCAGTACAATTCAATCTGCTGCGATTACTACAACAGCTGCTGTTACCGAAGGTACTGCATTAGCCGCTGTAGGTGTAGCTAACCAAGCCAAGGGTGATCCTTATACAGCTTTCCCACGTATGGCAGCTATGGCAGCTATCATGGCTGCTTTAGGCTTCGCTACTGGTATGTTTGGTGGTGGAGGCGGCGGTGGCGCTCCAACTAACACAGGTACGGGTACAGTATTTGGTGATAGTTCAGCTAAGAGCGAAAGTTTGACTAAGAGCTTAGAGATCTTAAATGATACTGAAATTATGGCTCTTGATTATAGTCAACAAATGGCTAAGAGCTTGTCTAACATCGAATCAAATATTGACGGTTTCACCAACTTATTGATCAGATCTAGCGGTCTATCAAACCTAACAGGTAGTATTAAAACTGGTGCTATGGATAGCACATTAACAAAAGTTGATAAGGTTTTCTACGATGCTATGACCTTTGGTGCTACTAAGTTATTACCTAGTATCATGGGACCAATTAACAATCTATACTCTAAGACAATGAAAGCATTGTGGGGTAAGAGTGTAAGTATTACAGGTGCTGGTATTACAGGTGGTTCACAAAGTTTAGGCTCAATTGGTAATCAAGGTTTCCAAGGTAGTTACTACGCTAATACTGAAACAAAGAGTAAGTTTCTCGGACTTACTTATGACACTAGTAATGGTACTCAAAATTCTGCATTAGATCCAGAAATCGAACGTCAGATTACTAGCATCTTATTAGGTGTCGGTACTGCTGTAAAATCTGGAGCTTTAGCTTTAGGTGAAGATCTAAGTAGAGTAAATAAGAGTATTTCAGATTATGTCGTTTCATTAGGTAATATTGAATTAAAAGGACTTAATGGTGACGAAATTGCTGAGAAGCTAAATAATATTTTCGGAGCCGAAGCGGATAAGATTGCTCAGTCAGTCATGCCGGGTCTTGAGGACTTGCAAAAAGTAGGTGAAGGTTATTTTGAAACATTAACTAGAACTGCTGCTCAATTAGAATATGTTAATTTACAGACAAATCGACTAGGTGCTAACTATGCATTGATTGGATTACAAGGAGCTAAAGCTGCTGATAGTCTAATTAACCTATTTGGTACATTATCTGATTTTGAATCTTCTATCTCTGACTTCTATCAAAACTTCTATACAGAAGAAGAGAGAAATGCAAAGACATTAGACGAGTTAACAAAGTCTTTCTCTAATATGGGAATGACATTACCTAAAACTATTGAAGACTACAGAAGTTTAGTTAATCAACAGAACTTGTATTCAGAATCTGGTCAAGAGACTTATGCGAATCTTATTAAATTAAGTTCAGCATTCTCTACAGTAACAAAAGCTTCTGACGAAGCCGCTGCTGCTGCTAAAGAGCAAGCCGATTCAATGGCTGCTGCTGCACAAGAGGCATTAGATTCAGCTAAAGATTTAATGAGAAGATCTGGAGAGTCAATTGCTGATTGGTTAAAGAAATTAACCACAACTTCAATTGTACCAACTCAAACATTATCTAGCACTCGTTCACAATACTTAAAAGACTTAACTCTTTCTCAAGTTGGTGATCAAACTGCTTTAGGTAATCTTACAACTTCTGCACAAAGTTATTTAGATGCTGCAAGATCTGCTTCTACATCTTCATCACAATACAGATTAGCCATTGCTCAAGTTGCGACTCAGGTTGCTGCTTTACCAGCGGTTAAAAGCTGGAATGATGAAGTATTATTAAAGTTAGATTTGATTGCCACTTATACTAAGGGTACATCAGTAGCTTCCGATGAAACTGCCAAAAACACTTTAGATAGTTATTTACAAGCGATTAAGTCTTTGAACAAACTTGGTCTAATCAGTGATTATACATCCGATGCTTATATTGAAGCTGTAAAAGCTCAAGGTACATTAGGTTTAATCAACTATAATACTGATGGTACTGAGAATGCTTTAATTAAGAGCTTGACAGAATTAGGTTTAATTAAGTCTGGTACAGATAATACTGCATCAAATACTAATAAGACTGCTACAAGTGCTGATGAGCAAATCAAACAATTGGTTTCCCTACAGAAAGAAGGCATTGGTTCTGTTTATAATGCTATCGCTGGTTCATATAGTTTCTACGATAAGATGAACCTTAACTTAACCGAAATTGGTAAAGTATTAGAAGGTATCCGTACAGCTGGTGGTGGATCTTCATCATCTGGTGGCGGATTCTTTACTAAGGTTGGTGGTGCAGCTGGTTCTGTTATTGATACTGGCGTAAGTACAGTAAAGAAAGCGACTAACTTTGTAAGTAGCTTATTTAGTGATGCTCGTATTAAAGAGAATATCAGTCTATATAAAACTCTTCCAAACGGAATTAACCTATATGACTTTAACTACAAAGCTCCTTATAGTTCTATCCTAGGGACAGATACTAAACGTGGTGTATTAGCTCAAGAAGTTGAGAAGATGTACCCAAGTGCTGTATCTGAAAATAGTCAAGGAATTAAGAAGGTTGATTATAGCAAACTACCAATTCCACAAGACTTGCTCAAGTTTGCTAAAGGTGGTACATTCTCTAACGGTATTATCGATGCTCCAACGTTGTTTAACACTGCGTTAATGGGTGAGGCTGGACCAGAGGCTATTATGCCTTTAAACAAGCTTCCAGATGGATCATTAGGTGTACGTGCAATCCAATCAAGTAGTTCTACCGATAACCAAATGCTATGGCAAGCTATCGATAGATTAAACACTAACTTAGATGGTTTACGCGCCGAAACTAGAGCAACAGTTGTTAACACTTCTAAAACTGCTAAACTATTAGATAGAGTTATAGAATCTGATACTGTCAAAGTTCAGACTGTCACTGTCTAATTTAAAGAACCCCTTGGTGAAAGCCTTGGGGTTTTTCTTTATCTGGTAACTATTTATATATTACATCTTGACTTATTATAAATTTTGTGATATAATTAACTTAATAAATTTAAACCCTTATATGGGTAATCTTAGGGGATAATCTTGAAGCTCACAGTACCCACAACTTTCACTTCAGATAGGCTAATTTCAGAAAATGTGACTGAAATCTATTCTGATTGGAATTCTGGTACAACCTATGCAGCAGATGCTTATGTTGTATATAACAATTCCACATATATTTCACTAGCTGGTAGTAATACAAATCATCAACCTGACACTTCGACCACATGGTGGTTCAGGGTTGGGCCTAGTAATTTGTATGCAATGTTCGATAATGAAATTAATACTACTACTAAAAATCCAGATAACATTACAGTTACCTTAAAAACAGGGTTCATTGATACTTTTGCTTTACTAAATATTGTAAAGGGAACTTACTTAAAAGTTACAATGAGAGATGATCTTGACGGTAACATTGTATATGAAAAAGAATTCGGTTTAGACTCAGCTAACATCATTGATTGGTTCTCTTATTTCTTTACTGGTTTTGATTACGCACGAACTACCGTTATTCTAACAGATCTTCCTCCTTTATTCGGTAATGCTCACGTTACTTTTGAACTAGAAGGTAACGCAGACTTAGAATTAGGTCAGATTGTATTCGGTCAAACTAAACCAATCGGTACAACTCAATATGGAACATCTGCTGGTATTACTGATTACAGTCGAGTAGATGTAGATGAATTCGGTCAACGAGTATTCGTAAAACGAAACTTCGCTAAGAAATTATCAAGTCGAGTATTTATTCATAATTCAGAACTCAATAGGGTTCATAGAACATTATCAGGATTGAGAGCAACTCCAGTATTATGGATTGCAACTGATGATATCTTATTCGAAGAGCCGATGATCATTTATGGCTACTATAAAGATTTTAGTATCGAAGTTTCATATCCTGATACTAGTTATTGTAGTTTAGAAGTTGAAGGTTTAATCTAATGAATGATAATAGATTTTATGTATACTTACATCGCAGAAAAGATAATGATATAGTTTTTTATGTCGGTAAAGGTCAGGGTTCTAGAGCAATACAAGCAACTCACAGATCTAAGTCTTGGAAACTTATTGAGCAAGAATCAGGTGGATATTATATCGAGTATTATAAAACAAATCTGTTAGAACACGATGCACTAATTCTTGAAGGTGATTTACTTCAGAATCCTCCACATGATTGGTCACTAGTAAATTGTCAGAAATATGCACCTGTTATAGAACTCAACAAAACCGAGCTATTAGAATATTTCGAATACGATGAATCAAGTCCAAGTGCCCTGAAATGGATAAAATCTAATAGCAATCGAGCTTGTATTGGAAAACCTGCTGGTTATTTATCGACAGGTTTGAATGGTCATCAAGAATGGCAAGTTCGTTTCAAAGGTAAACTACTTAAAGCTCATAGAATTGTTATGTGTTTAAAAAATGGTCCTTTCGATTCAAATCTAGTTATTAATCATATAGATAATAATTCAACAAACAATAAAATTACTAACCTTGAATTATGTACTAAAGCTGAAAATAATAGAAGGCAGTCTTGCCACACTGGTAAGAAATTAAAATCTAATAATAAATCTGGTAGAACAGGTATATATGAGTATACTATTGGTGAATATCACTATGTTTGTGTAGATATTAAATTAAATAGTAAACGATTCAACAAAAACTTTTCATATAACAAATACGGTAAAGATGTAGCATGGCAACTTGCTAATCAGTATTATGACCAATTAAATAAGGACAAATAATGTCAACAATTACTCCACTACCAACGCCTCCGAGTAGGGACGATCCAACAAACTTTAGCTCACGAGCTGATGATTTCTTAGGAGCGTTACCTACTTTTGCAACTGAAACAAATACTGTAGCAGCTGAAGTTGTTACAAATAAAAACACTGCTGTTACTGCCGCTGGTACAGCTACAACACAAGCTGGTATTGCTACTACAAAAGCTGGTGAAGCCGATGCAAGCGCAATTGCCGCTGACGCTTCTGCCGATGCTGCTCTAGTAAGTCAAAATGCAGCAGCTGCTTCATACGATGCATTCGATGATCGCTGGCTCGGTGCTAAATCAACTGCACCTACTCTAGATAACGATGGCAATGCATTATTAGAAGGTGCGTTATATTGGAATACAGTCTCAAAAGGTATGTACGTTTGGGATGGTACTCTTTGGAATTTTTACGGTGCAACAGATCCAGCTGGTACGGCTGTGGCAATGTCAATCGCCTTGGGGTGATTAATTAAGGAAACAAAATGGCAAATAATTTTATATCTTACGCAAATAAAGACGTAGGCACATCAGCAGCTACTGTAGTAACAGTTGGTTCTTCTACTCAAACTACCGTAATCGGTTTATCATGTGCTAATACAAGTATTGCTCCTGTAACCGTTGACGTTTATATTACTCGTTCATCAGTTAATTATTATTTAATTAAAGGTGCAACAGTAGCAGTAGGTGGAACACTTATTGTAGTAGGTGGTGATCAGAAAGTCGTATTAACAACTAGCGATGTATTAAAAGTTGTATCAAGTAGTGCTGCGTCTATTGACGTTATCACTAGTGTTCTAAACATCACCTAAGAGGTAATAAATGTCTTATCTTGGTAACTCACCAACAGATCAATCATTCGTTGCTACTGTTGATTATTTCAATGGTGACGGTGTTACTGTAGCATTTACATTGTCACGACAAGTGGCTTCAGTTGCTCAAGTACAAGCCGTTATCGAAAACGTACCGCAAAACCCAAGTTCAGCTTTTACGCTAATGGGTAATGTTATCACGTTTACATCTGCACCTCCTTCAGGTAGTGCAAATATTTATGTATATTACACAAGTCCAAATACTCAAGTTATTGCACCTAGTGCAGGTACTGTAGATCGTACTGCTTTAGCAGCAGCTGCAGTTACTCCTGTAAAGATGGCTAACTATGGTGCTGAACTTGGTATGCGTAACCGTATTATTAACGGTGATATGCGAATTGACCAGCGCAATGCTGGTGCTAGTGTTACTCCTATAAACGGATCTTATACACTTGACCGTTGGAAAGTACGTTATTCAGCTAACACATGTACAGTCCAGCGTTCTACGGTATCTCCTGTTGGATTTAATAACAGCCTTCAACTGACCGTTGGTACTGCGCGAACCGTTGTTTCTGGAGATCGTTTTGGTATTGAACAACCAATTGAAGGATTCAATAGTAGCGATTTTGGTTGGGGCACTACCAATGCACAAACTATAACCCTATCCTTTTGGGTTCGTTCAAGTTTGACTGGTACATTTGGGCTATGTTTTTCCAACTTTAGTCGTGGTTACGCAGCTACCTACACCATAAATGCTGCGAATACTTGGGAATACAAGACTGTTAATATTGTTGGTGATACCAGTGGTGCTTGGGATACTAATAGTAGCACAGGTGTTATAGTTGTATTTGACATTGGAATGGGTTCTGATGTTCGTACAACTACAGGTTCTTGGCAAGCAGGTACTTTCCTTGGAGCAACTGGAGCAACCAATTTGGTTTCAACTTCAGGAGCTACCTTCTACATCACAGGTGTTCAACTAGAAAAAGGTACATTAGCTACTCCATTTGAATATCGTCCATACGGTACTGAGTTGGCTTTATGTCAGCGTTATTTTTGTCAATTTGGTGGACAAGCAGCCTTTGAGCCGTTTGGACTTGGTGTTGGTGAATCATCAACTATCGTAAGCGCACAAA